TTAAACCCCTCTTGACGTGCTTTTGTAGTTGAAATTAACTCAGCTAAAGGCGAATTTACATCAACTTTTACGCCTTTTTTAACGTAAATTTTTCTAAACCATTTATGATGACAATCCCCACCGCCTTTGTATAGCCAAATAGAATACTTATCCGCCCCATTTGCCCCCCATCCCGCATTAACAACCTCGCTTTCCATACGAATAATGTCCTCTTTACGATATATTTTTGAAGCTTCTACCATCTTTTTGCAAAAATCACGGCTATTGTCGCTTACTTGTAACGGTGCATATTGGTATCTTACCATATAATCGGCATTATCTTGCTCGCTTTTAGCGTTTGGGAATGCCAAACCCGTACTTGCAAAATTATATTCGTTTGTATAATCTACTTCACACTCAGCTACTAACTCCCAATCGGTTAGGTTTTCATCTTCTCCTAAAGCAATTAACCCCTCGGCAACTGAAACTTCGTTAAACTTATATTGTTTAGTTAAAGTCGTAATTGTAGGCTCCGCAATCGCTTTCGGTCTTAATGGTAGAAACTCTAATTCTAAACTAATCCCGTTATGACTTAATAATTCCATTAAAGCATCAAGTATAACCTCTTGCATCGGTTGAATTACATTCATCATTAACTCATCGAAAGCGGTTTCCATTTCATCTGCATTATTACCAAAACCACTGTTGTCTTTTATACCGAATAAAATAGGGCTTGTTACCTTGTGCGCAACCATTAATTGACGCCTTGCCTCTTCTGTGAAAAATTGATATTGTTGGTGTGCGTCGCTTATCTCAATAGCCTCTACTGTTGTGGCGTTTTCTTTGTTTGAATTAAACGACAAAATACGCTTCCCACTGTTTGCTGAACCCGCTAATTTTTTATCAATATTCCTTTCGATTTTATCCTTTACTTCAGGGTCTGCTTCGCCATCGTTAAAATTTATAATATGCCCTGCACTTAATCCATTCTTAATATGGTTAACACAATAGATAGAAATCTCTTCCTCTAATTCTGCATAATTCAACCCGCTAAAATAAGATGGGCGTGCAAAATAAAACTCATCGATATTATACTCTTTAATTATAAAGATTGTCTTTTTTTCTTTCGTGTCTTTTTTAAAAGCAGGAATTTCAACGGGTGGGTATTTACGGATATCATCCCAATCGTAGCTAAACCAATACGAAGTTATTTCGCCCTCATCATTTACTTTATTTGGTACAACTTTGTTTTTTGGTAAGTGGTTTACCTCTGCGATTTTATTCCCGCTTCTGCCTTGTATAACTTCGACACTTGCTTCGTGAAAAACTGAAAAATCTTTAACAACTTTTTTTAAGTCTTTTTTAGAAATAAGTTTCAAAATCTCTGCAAATTGATTAGCGTTTTCTGCCGTGTATTTAGCAGTTAAACCTTTACCGTAAATGTAATTTGAATAGCTATCAATAATCGTAGCATTTGTTGGACTGTATTTATAACGGTCTATAACGTATTGATAATTTTTATTGTCTTTACCATTTAACACCCAATCTTTTCCCGTTGTAGTAAACGGCTGAAATTCGGGACTTTTATGTGAAGATAAATTGACTATTCTAATATCGCTCATTGTATTAAATTTTTACTTAATTTGTAATTCTCTAAATCCGTTTCATCGGTTGCAAATGCTTTGCCTCTAAACAAAACAGCATTAATATCTTTAACTTCTAAATTGAAACTCTCGGCTTCTAAACAATCAAAGTCAAATTCTAAACCCATATAGCCATTAGCGTAAGTAGTTGAAACAGTAAAAGTATTTAAGACTTGTGTTTCTTCATTTAACAAAGTAAGTGTGACCGTTTCCACATCATAACGTGGAATTATAGTTATGCTTTGCGTTTCTAAATTCGGGCGTAATATTGTCATATACTAATAACAACAAAAATCAGTTTTGTATTAAAACAAAAAACCCACCTTAATAGATGGGTTTAATGCTCCTTTCTTTTAAAAATTATGCATTCACGTAATCAGGTGAAACAATAGCTAATAAAGATGTTTTTGCTGAACTCGATAGGATTGGAGCAGTATCAGGCTCAAGACTTTGGAAAGTCATTTTTAAACCATAGAATCCACCTAAATCTCCTGAGATTTCTCTCGTTCCTGTAGTTTTATCAACGCCATTTTCAATACCGAAGCAGTGAACTAAACCGTTGTTGTCCTCTAAAAACATTACCATTCTGTCACGGCTCAAAAGTTTCGCTTGGTTAACCAAAGGCGCACTCAATCCCGTCAATACTAATTCAATACTTGCATCGTAAAATATAGAACCGTTATCTCTTGAAGCTGTTTCAGTTTCAGTAGGTACGTTACCCGTATTTTTCAATTCAAATTTGAACACTTCCGCAAGCGTGCCTATCGATGTAAGTTCTGAAGATGTTACCACAAATGTGTAATCCGCCCAAGGAGCTAAATACGCATTTTTTAAACCGCCTGTAAAACTTTTACATTCTAATAAACGACCGCTAATTATAAAATCACAAGCCATATATATGTTGTTTTAAAAACCGCCTCAATTAAGAAGCGGTTAGATTATTTTATCTACTATACGAAAGTTGTGTACAACACAATTTCGCTCCCTCTTACATACTGTACCCCCGCTGTGTAAACCATTTTATAACGTACTGTACCGCTCAAATCTGTTTCATCCATATCTTTAATACGTACTTCGTTATGGTCGCTTAAAAGACCTGTACCGAAGTAAAGATTTTTAACTTGGTAAATTACCATTGTTGATGCAGGTAATCCGTTTACAACTTCCATTTTGTAAGTCCCGTATTGCAGAACCATATCAGCACCACCTAACCCGTTTGAAATCCCTGCGCTTACTAATGCTTGTGTGTAAGCTAAAGCTACATCAGGAGAAACAATGAATTTCAAGTCTGTTTTTCTTCTCAAAGCGATAGGCACTACGTCTAAAATAGCTTCGATTTTAGCGATAACGTTTGCTTTTGTAATTGTTGCAGGCGTAGCCACATCGATAACAGTTGCGTCGGCTAAGAACAAAGGTAAAAACCCATCAAAATGTCCGTCATCTGTTGCGTCTCCAACCCAAATATCTGAGTCTGTAGCTTGTGCCGTGTCAGCTAAGATTTCAACGAGTAACGCTTGCTCTTCGTCTTTAGGCATATTGTCGTTGTGCGCTGAGAAGCCCATTGAAGCGGTATCCCAAACGTTACGAAAATCCTCTTTACAAATTTCAGCTTCGTTTTTGATTTTCTTCGGTTCAAGTACTACCTCTGCCAAAGTTACCGACCCTGCTGGAGTGAACCCACAAGAGAAATCTTGACGTCCGTTTCCGTAGTCAATTTTACGAATAGATGTTTTTACGGGAATATTTGGTAATACTGTTACCAAGCCTTTTGCGATAGTATCGGCTTCTTTAAAAGCCTTACCTACTATTTCGCCAGCAACCTCACCGTTGTAGTTACTGTTTACACTAATTGTTGTTGCCATTTTTTACTTGTTTTTTAAATTATTTAAACTTTCAACTAAACGCCCTCTTGACGTGTTAGCCATTTTTACTTCTTTCTCAATCGGCGCTACCTTTGTTTTTTCTACAGCGGGTTGCTCGCTTAATTCGACTTTTAAATCAGTTACTTTTTGAGTAGCTTCTGAAAATTTAGCTTCAATTTGACTTGCAAAATCCGCTTTTAAATCTTCTCCAAACTTAACCAAGATGCTTGAAATCATATCTTTCAATTGTCCCGTTTGGTCTAACGATGTGGTTGGTGCAACTTCTTGCGCTTGCTCAACTTCAACCTCAACTTCTTCTGTTTTCTCTTTGTACTCTGCGATGTTCCCATCTTCACCAACGATAATAACCGCCTCGTTTTCCAAAGTGTATTCGCCAGCAGGAGCAGGTACATTTCCCTCGGGAGTTACCAACGATAAAGGCGTGCCTATTAAAGGAACATCCCCATCAAATTCAATAACGCCTGCACCCTCTTTTAAGTTGGCTTGCGCTAATTTTACAGACTTAGAAAACAGACCTTTCAATCTATCCACTATACTATCTTCTAATTGTTTAAAATCCATTTTATCACTTTTTAAAATTACTTTCTCACTAAAAACACCCTCTAAGCTAAAACCCGTTCCGCTTTCTAAAGCCTTGGTATATTCAGCATCGCTTTCAAACTTCATAGTACCGACCCAATCGCCTGCATCGGCATCTAAACCGTAAATTGCGGACTTATCTTTTTTCGGGTCTTCCACAATCCAACTCTCTACTAAATATGCTTCAAGTGTATCGTTTGAATTATGCTCAACATTAAAGTTTCTTTGCTTGTTGTTTTTAAAATACAACTCACTTGCACGTCTTACTGTTTGCTCTGAAAAGAAAACCTCGTATTCCTCTTTATTTGCTTCGTCAAAACGATATACCCTTTTATTGGGTTTCATTATAACGCCCATTAAGATTTTCTTTTTATCGTCAACCTTTGCAAAAGTCTGTTTTTTCTCTTCTTTTTTGAGTGCTATAAATTGGCTTTCCATTGCGGGACTGCCAACTACAGAAATAGCATCTAAGCCGTCTTTCATTTCGTCATTTATGAATAACTCATATACTCTCATATCTATATAACAATTAATAGTTTTTTTGTCGTATTTTTTAACCGAATATCGAGTTGGCTACTGCGTTACGGTCTAATGCCTGTTGCGTGCTTACTTGGCTACCTACTACAAATGTTTGCACGGGTCTATTTTGTTGCCCTGCTATTGTTGCTGTTAATTGGTTAGTTGAACTTTGCCCCACTAAATTGAATTGTGGGGTTGAACTTGCACCACCCCCCGAAGCACCGCCCGATGCTGAACCACTTCCACTACTTGACATTGGATTAGTGCTTAAAATTTGTTTAACCGCCTTAAAACCTGTTGAGGCTACGAAAGCGATGTTTGCAACCTTTAATCCTATCTCATAAGGTGTAAATGCTTTTGTAGCTAACTCCGCTGTAATACCTTGATAGGTGTTTATTAATGCTTGACCTACGGCAAATGCTTTTCCAACTTTACTGGTCTTGCCTAACATTTCTGCAATTTTACCAAATGTTTCAGCGGACAAAGCAAGTTCTTGTTGTTTTAATATTTTCTTATCTTCTAATGCTTTTTGGTCTGCATCGTATTGTATTTTTTGCGATTGTAAGTTTATCTCATTAACATTGTTTAAATGCTGTATCTCTAATTCTTCCGTGTCTTGAGCGAACTTAACCGCTAAATCGTATTGTTCTTGATACCTTGCGTTTTCTAACTCCAAAGGCGTCATTGTGCTTTCTAAGTTCTCTTTCTTAACTTTTTCAATAGCATCAATTACATCGTATTCCGCTTGTATTCTTGCGCTTCTCTCTTTCTCTATTAAAGCGATTATAGCGTCTGACTTCTCTTTTTCAATTCGCCTTAACTCATCCGCTTTTTCTTTTGCTTTGCGTTTCTCTTCATCGTTTGCATCTTCAATCGCTTTACGTCTTTTATCAGCAATACCTAACTCAAAATTTAACCGATTTAAATCTCTTTCTTGTGCTAATTTTAACGATTCGTCGAATAACTTATTGCGCTCTTCTGTCAGTAATTTAAAAGCCTTATCTGATAGTTTTCTGTTTTGTAAAAGTTTATCTATTCTGGCTATTTCATTATCAAAAGTGGTGGCTCTTTCTTTCTCTCCTTCTTTCTCAATGTCTAATAATTCCTTTTCACTTTTACCCGCTATTTGCGCTCTTAATTTCCTAACCTTTGTTGAGTTTTCAATACCCGCTAATTCACTTCTTAAACTATCGTTGTATCTTTTTTGCGACTCTGTTAGATTGTCAAGGGCTTTCTCTTGGTCTTCCGTTACCTCTGTGCTTTCTGTCATTTTGGCAATCAAGAACCCTAAAGCAATTACCAAAGCACCCACACCCGTAGATAATAAAGCAACTCGCAAAGCCTTTAGCGCTCCCGTTGTTGTGCCTACAACAGTAGCATAAACAACTTGCGCCCCCGTTTGTATTTTAGTTGCAACCGTTGACAGTCCGATAGCTAAAGCACTTTCTTTTTGCAATGCGTTTGCAATAGATTGAATACCAACAGTCAACCCGATTGCGCTTTCAACTTTTAACATCGTTTCCTGTAAGTCTTTATTCTCTTCTCCTAATAAAGCACTTGCAGAAGTGGCTACAGTAAAAGCACCGCTTAACGCTTGTGTTCCTTGCACAACCGCATCTATATTTTTTGTGTCGCTACCTAAGTTTTTAATACGGGTATTGATGTCGCCAATCTTATCAGAAACCTCACCCGCTTGTTTAGCGATTTTATTATACTCTTCCGACCCCTCAGGTAATTGCGCAAGTTGTTCTTTTAGCTTTCTCAACTCGGCTTTTAACGAAGCGGATTTTGTTTCGGTTTCTACTAAAGATTGTTGTAAGGCTTCAAGTCCGCCCATCGCTTGTACTTGGTCAACATCAATCTCAATTACTTTCTTGATAGCCATCTTTTGCTTATTTTAAATGTTTCTTTTATATTGCGTGGGTATCTGTATGAGCCCTTTGCAAACTCTATATTTTCCGTTCCACCTTTAAAATCCATCGACTGTAAAAGTTCAATTACTTGTGCTATCATTGTTGTCCTTGTGTTACTGTTATTGTAAATGTGTCGCTCCCAACTACTACATCGATTTCCATTGAACGGCTTAAAGTATTGTCTGTAGTTCCTGATGTGTACTTATCTACTTTTATTTTTAAATAGTTCGTTTGTGTTCCGTTAAAATTTTCAAGCGTTACCCAAGTTGTGCCGTCGCCCGTGTTTACTTTTGTAGCTAAGTAATTTTGATTAGCTATAATTTTACAGTCGTAATTTTGTGCGCTCGGTGTTACTACTAAATTTGTAAATTCAACCCCATTTGCAACTCCTGAATAAGCAGGGACGTATAACGAAATCGCATCTGCTGTTATGTATGTGTTGTCCGCAAAATAATCTACCGTGTCAGCGGTTAACATTATATTGTCATTTACCGAAGTAAAAGGCGTACCGATATAGTTCAATAACTCAAAGTCAACTTTGCCACTAACTAAATTGATTTTCATTGAGTTAATGATATACGCATAGCTCCCTATTTTTATCCTATCGTTTAGTCTTAACTTTATTAAAACCCCAATAGGTAAATAAGCCGTGTAGGTTGTTATTCTACGTTTTAAAGAGTATAAGTCGCTTATGTAATCTTGCCAATAATTCGAGTAAAGATTGCGTATGATTTCCGTATAAAGAAAAGTACTTACATCGGTTGAATAATTGACAGTGTTGCTTACTTGTGGGGCGAATAAATCATTTTCGGTTGCCGTTTGCCACGTATAGGTCAAGTCTGTGTGACCGTCTGCCTTTATCGGGGTATCGTAAAATTGATAACCATTACGGTAAAAGACATAAGGCTTCCCGATATAAGGATCTAATGTTTTATCAATTGACTTACCTACTTGAATATTAGTTAGGTCGCCCGTTGCCACGTCTGTTAATCTTTCAAAAACTAAGTTTTCAAATTGTGTTTCAACTTTTAATTCTGTGCCGTCAATATCAAACGTAGTGCGTAAATCACCGTAGCCGATACCCCCGTTATTCTCTCTAAACTGTTCCCCTAATATTTGCCCCGTGTTTGGGTGTTTAAAATCTATTTGCTTAAACAATTTTGGTCTTTTAATGACTATATCCTCTGTATCTACAAAGTCGCTTATATCTATTAATTTACCTTGTGCGTACCAATCGTCTAATGGTAAAAAAGTAAAGGTTGTCGAGTTAATAGGCACTAAAACGAGATTAAACATTTTGATAATAGAAGTAACAAAATCCTTTACTTTCATTTTTGGCATAAGACTTGCTATGTTTGCAAATCCCGATAATATTTGTGTTGGAGTTGTAGTTGATTTAAAAACCGCTCCAATAGGTATTTTTAAAGCTACGACTATTTGAGTATGAAACTCAAAATCGCCCACAGCTTGTATGCTGAATTTATTTAAATAACTACCAACCTCAACACCTTCGTATATTATTGTTTGGTTTCCAGTCAACTCAGCTACAACTCTTTCAATTCCGTTGTTAAATATCCTAACTTTATAAGGCGTTGTTCCAAATCCCGTTTCAGGGTACATTTTAAAAAACACTTTGTACTTATAGTTAGGCGCATTTGTATACGCAATAGTGTCATCGGTTGTATTTACCGTCACACTTATATCTCCTAATGTACCTGCGCTTGTAATATTAGCCAATACTTCATCGCCATATGCTTCTATTTGTCCCGCTTCACGGTGTAACCACATAAAAAGGTTATCGAAAACGGCTCTATTTAAAAAGTCATTGCGAAAAGTAACCCCATAATGTGACTGTATTACATCAAAAATCCTATTCAAACGCAATGCGGGCTTCAATTCAAAGTATTTCAACTCGCCTAAAACGTCTGTTATGTCGTTTGCGTCTGCCGTTCCTACATTATAATTACGCAAAGAAGTCATTAAAGGGTAATAAATGTCGCCATTTGCTATGCTTTCGGTGTATGTAGCGTCGAAAATAGAGGCATCAAAGTCGTGGTCGTAGTCTGAAAAGTCTAAAACTCCCAATTCATCCTCTTTAAATAAGTCTGAAAGGCTTAAAGTAGATGAGAAAAACCTAATTGTATAAGCATAAGCCTTTTGGTTTTTAATCTTTACGTCTTCTAATTGAATTAAACCATACTTATACGGCATGCTCCCTAGTTCAATATAACCTAATACTCTAATGTTCGGGTTAAAAGTACCGTCTACATCTGTATTATAATAGTGTTGAAATATAGCGTTGTTCTTATTCGATGCAGGTACGGTAAAACTTTGGCTAAAATCACTAAAGGTTTTCGATATATCCGCAATATTCTGAACGCTCGAATTTATCTCGATGTTTTCATCTTTGAATAATTCGAGTTCCTGACCTTCTA